TCCTTTCTATATTGGTTGTGTTGAGCTTGATTCCTATCATACTGGCTATTATTATACTATACCTGATGAGTATCTTAGTGACATTGATGCGGTACTTAATGGCCAGTACTCTAAAGTATCTGACCAACTTAAACACAAAGCTGGTCTATACTATACAGACATGGAACTCAAGAAGAAAGTAAACAGCATACTTCATAAGAGTGAGGAACTACGCAAAGAACTTAGTAAATTTCTTGGAGTTGACCTTAGTCCTGATATGGAACTTGATAGTAAACCTGTGATTGAGAATGAACTTATAGACTCAGAGGTATGAATGAACTTAAAAAGTATTTCTCTGAAGACTGGTGTGAGGCATTAGAATCAGCAGACCCTAATGTGTGGTTAATACTTGCTTCTATTAGCAAGAAGGTACTCTCAGAAAGAGCACACTCACCTGTAGAACCACCATTAGGGTCTCCACTGATGCTCAAAATATTCAGAGATTTGCCGTTCTATAAAACCAATGTGGTTATTATAGGTCAAGACCCTTATCCACAGCCTGAAGTATTCATAGGGCATGCTTTTGGTAATAGCCCTACAACTAAAACTATCAGTCCAAGCCTTGCGAATATTATCGCTGAGGTTAGAGCTGAATATGGTGAAGATGCTTGTAAAGATATATCCCTTACCTCATGGGTACAACAGGGTGTACTACTATTAAATGTAGCTCATACAGTTGTACGCAATAAACCCGGTACACATACTAAACTATGGGAGCCATTTACCAGAATAGTTACAAGAGCACTTAATACTAAGCCTATACTTGTTTGGATGTTGTGGGGTAATTATGCACAAAGTATAACCCCTGTGATTATAAACCCAGGTCATATATGTCTGAAAGCATCTCATCCATCACCTCTTGGATATGATAAGACAAGCACTCCATTTAAAGGGTGTGGGCATTTCAGAGCATGTAATGAGTATTTATCTGCTTGTAATAAGAAAGAAACAGAGTGGTAACAGCTAAAACAGAAAGTTATGACAGAGATAGAAAAAGAACTGACAAGAATATTCGTTAGTAAGCAGAGAGAGATTAATCACTTTCCTATTATCTATTACAATGTGCCAAAGTTTAAGAAGATATTTCTTACAACTAAGGAGAAAAGAGAACAGGTGTTTAATGAATGCTTAAGATATGCTAAAGAGAAAGGATTAACTGATAAAGAAGCAGAAGTGCTTATCTCATGGATTTATCTCACCTATGGTGTATATACAAAAGAAGAAGTTGAACGTACTAAAAATTTAACTGTTTATGATATACGCAAGTAATGAACCTAAACTTTTAACAACTTATGCTCTGCTGCTTAAAGAAGATAGAGTAGCCAGGGAGATTGCTATGAAATGGCTTGCTATTGTTAAAAAGAGAGATGCACGTAAAAAGCCTTACAAAGTTGTTGGTGACCCTTTGAATACTGTATTTTATTGTAGTAATAAGAGGAGAGCTGCCCAAACAATAGCACGTTATATTAAGAGTAGATATCCACACATAGAACTTGTATGATAACGTGGGGGTGTAATTACAATGTAATTACACCCTTCCACTTATTTAGTTCTGAATGAGTTATAGATGTCAAGAGCCTTGGTTACAGAGCTACCACCAGGTATAAACCTTGTTACAAAATAGTACCCAAAGGGTGACCTATCTGAAGGGTCTTCTGTACCTGTAAGAGCCTTATATGTCTCTGATACAAAGTTAGAGGCCATATTACCAACATCTGTAACAAGACCATACATAGTAAAAGGACTGGTTATAAGCTGACTCATAGCCTTAGGTGAATAGAAGAATAAGAACTCAAGAGATGTTCTGTTAGCAAGTAAATAGCTGCTTCTTGATAGACTACTTAGCAGTTCATCTTCTTTATCATCAGGTATAGCAGCTTTAGCACCAAGCACAAGAGCAATAAATGCCAGTATCATCCTTAGCTCTGTGACAGCACCCTTAAGTTTAGACCTTACAAGTTCCTTATAATCTTCAAGAGTAAATGATTCCCTACTTAACTCTGGATGCTCAGCCATGTACTTCCTGTAATTTGCTTCGGCAATTGCCATATTCATCTTGTTAATACCTCCAAAAAGGTATCCTCCCGTAATTACCTCCCCCAATAAATTTTTTACCTCTGCTACAGCATTCTTTAATCCCCCATCTATTATCTGATGATAGGTTATATTCATCCTACCCACATCAAAATCATTAAGTGTCTCATCAAATCTCAAATCTCCAAATCTGGACATATAAAGTCCAGGAATCCAGTTCTTGAAGTGCATAAGTAACCTACCAGCTATGGTTGTGTTGATAGCCCTAATGTCATGCTCAGCAGTTTCACCACGTGTATAATTGATTACTTTCTGTATTCTATGTCTAAACCTCATAATCTCTGCTTCACTAACATCCTTAAGAGTTATATTTCCATCGGCATCACGTATTAACATAGCCCTTAATGACTGTGCATTAGGATTAGTCTTTCTTATCTTATCAAGTCTGTCAATATTACCATCAGCATCTACCCCATAATGGTTAAGCATTGCCATCATCACAACTCTATTAAGTATCTTACCAGGTTCTTTCATAAGTATAAGAGCATTATCCATTGTTAAGGCTCTCTCAATAGATGTAGCAGCTATCTTATTAACCTGCTCACCAATCACATTATGAGTATGGGGATTGAATATCCTCTCAGCCGCTTCAACAAAGTCAGCATTACCTTCAGTCATGTCTTTAATAGCAGACTTAATATCACCTTTGTTGAAGTACCTTCCTTCAGAAGCTAACATCCAGGTATTACCTACTTCACCAAGGTCATTACCCAGAGAGTTAAATACGTTCAGACCAAGTGCTTTAAAGGTTATAAACTTCTGCAAGAACCCAACAGTCTTAGCAAGAGATATTTCTTTACCAAGTACATTAGCTGTAAAATCTCCCTGTACATTTTGTCCATACCATAGAGCATTTACAAACTTATCAAATAAAGCAAGGTCATCAGCAGGCATACCACTCATCTCAAGTAACTTACCAGATTCATTTCTCAATGGTCTACCTTGATTATCTACTACATTAGTTGCATATCTTGGCCCTGAGATAATAGCTCTTATGCTCTTCACCAGGTTTTCTGTCTCAGAAAGATACTTATAAGAGTATGCACTTTTAGCAAAGAGTATAAGATTAGCAGCAAGGTCATCACTCTTACTATCAGGGTCTATATTAGTAGTGTATAGCAGTGGTATAGCTGCAATAGGCTTACCTGTATCTGGGTCAATATTACCACGAATAGTATCTGTCTGCTGTACTGCAAGAGAGTCAAGTATATTCATCTTCATAGAACCTAACGATGCAATACCATTTTGCCCAATCCTGCTAATCATATCATTAACAACATTAGGTATAAAGGTAATGCTTATATCTCTTGATGTCATTGCAGCAAACTGCCTGTTGTATTTAACAAGCATATTATAGAAATCCATAAGAGGCTGGTTGCTTCTTATATACTTCCACTCATCTGATAAGTACTCTTCAGATTCTTTAGGGTTAATAAGCCAGTTCTTAGGATTGAATACAGCCGTATCTGGATGTGTTGTTACATTATATTTAGCATCCCACTTATCTAGTAATAACTTTCTTGTTTGTTCACCAGACTCACCAGGATATCTGGATTCAAGCATCTCAATATACTTCTGTCTCTTATCCTTAAATACTTTCTCTGTAGCTTCATTATAATAAATTCTGCCATTACGTGTCTCTAACTTGGTATTAGCAAGCATCCACTGTAGTCTCTTTTCTCTACGTGCCTTAGCCAGGTCTTGCCAGTACTTAGCACTATACTTTGTAATAAGCTGCTTTTCCCTGGTACCATCAGGAAGTGTTCTTATTGTTATTAACTTCCTGTAAGCATCCATAAGAGACATGCCATTAGATTCAGCCCATTGCTTAAGAGCTTCTCTCTTCTTTGTAATTTCTTCTACTACCTTCTGTGTATCATTAAATGCCTGTGTAGATACATTACGTATAATCTCATTAAGCTTTTTGAAAGCAGGATGGTCTATTTCACTAAGGCTCTTAAATATTCTACCAAGAGCACTAATAGCTTTACCAGGTCTTCTTATATCCCCTCCTTCACGTGTAGAAGCATTAACCAGGTCAATCATACTACCATTAACAGCATAAAGTAATCCTTCTATCTGCCCTATAGCTTCATTCATCTTGGATTCTTCAGCTGCTGTGAGCTTGATAGACTTAGACCTGTAAAGCACATTAGACAGAATATCTTTATATACATTCAACTCAGTGAGTATGTCATTAAGATATTCTTCATCAATAGCTCTGGGTGAACCTTTACCAAGTCTTCTTCTTGTACTATAGTCTTTAGATATATCATTGACCATAGTGACAATATAGTTGAAGTCATTGTACAGAGCTATCTTCTTAATAGCATCTTCTATCTTGCGCAGTTTAACCTTGATAGTATCAGCTTGTGGACCATAGGGGTCTACTTTTAACTTAGCCTGAAGTAAATCTTGCTGAGCATATAGCTTCTTTAAACTTTCATTCACATCTTCATCCATAGTGAAGCTCTTAATAGGTATATGCTCAAGGTATGGCTTATCCTTAGCTTCTGCCTCGCTAAGAACTTCACTTACTCGGAGTACTCTATTAGTACCACGAATATTCCATACACCAGTAGGTATAACTACAGATTCTGCAAAGTCTGTAGCTCCATATGCTTCAACAAGTATACGTGAATACCAGGATGTCTGTATCTCATAACCTCTTACCTTAAGGTCAGAGATATATCCTTTACCTGTAAAATCTATTGTCTTGTATTCATATCTTCCTATCACACCATTACTATATACTACAAGCAAGTCTATTGTACCTGCAAGGTCTTTTGCTTCATCATACACTACAGCTTCAGGAATGATAGTTGCTTTACCTTCTTTATCTCCTGTTAACTTATTTATCCTCTCTTGATTTCTCTGTATCGTACTGTATATTTGCTTGGTAGATTCAACAAGAACACCCAGAGATGAATAGTGTGTTGCTTTATCATTACCCAGCTCAAAGAGTGCATCACCAGTCTTACCTGCTATATCAGCTACATCACCTTTCTCAAGTGCCTGCAATCTTGCCTTCTCAGCTATTTCATTAAGCACAGTCCTATTGTTAGGTGCTATTGTCCTGCCCTCTATGAGCATTTGCATAGTTACCTGCTTAATAGCATGAATATATGTACCTCTGGCAGCTTGTATTCTTGTTTCGAGTGTAACAGGCTCATCGCCAAATACACGCCTGTACATTGCTTTAACATAGTCAGTAACCCTGTGCTTTACTACTGTGCCATCAGCCTTAACATACTCTTCAATGACCTTACCATTTTCATCACGTCTTGAACGTATAGTAACGGGTGGATTCTTAATAGCTGTAATTAAAGCCTCACGGTGTTTTTTTACCTCTGGACTTAGATTATAGAAGTAAAACTCATCAGGATGACTATACTGTCCTTTTACTTCATCAATAGTTCTTAGCTCGTCTATATCCTTATTAACCATCTTACGAGCTATTTCTCTGTATGGAGCCATAATATCATCAAAGGATGATGATGGTAAGTGAGCAAATCTATTTTTAAGAAATGAAGTTATAGCTTCAAATAACTTCTGTATCCAGGATTTTGTAGATGCAGTTTCAACTGTCTTGTTATACAGTTTAACTACTTCCTGAGCAATAAGATGCCCCACAGCTTCTTCTCTTATCTTCTGCTCATCATGATTATATACTTCAGCATACTGCTGCTTAATCTGTGCATACATCTGAGTTTGAGTAACCCTCTCCATAGCACTTTTACGCAGAGGATGATTCTCTGGTAATAACTTAAAGAACACATGAGCAGCTTCTTCAGAGATAACCTGGGGGCTTATTTCTCCATGAACAACCTGAAGCACTTGCTTGAAAATATCAATCTTAGCAAGTGCATGTATCTTATTACCAGCTGTATCAGTGATGTTGTCAACAACTTCAGTGGATATACCAAGAGCTTTGAGTAAGTCTGTCATCTGCTCTTCTATATCTGAGGACTTAGCAATAACTACAGGCTCCTGTGCTGTGCTTTGTATGTTGTAATATGTACCACTATCTTTCTTAGCTTTGTCTATCTTCTCAAACATTTCCTTATTAGGTACAGCCTTGGTGCCATTGTTCTCCTCGTAGAAAAGTCTGCCTTCTATATTAAACTTAGTCTTGACATAGTTACTCCACTTAGTATTTTCTCTTCTAAACCCCGGAAGGTCAAGAATGTTTAAATACTTATCTATCAAGCCTCTTGTCCTGAACCATGCTTTAGTTGATGCTTCACTACCTCTAAATTGACAGCTTGTTGCCATATGAATGAGTTTATATTACAAAGATAAAACTTTATATGTTACCACCATATATTACAATCCTATGATGCAGAAAGGTACTTGACTATCATTAGATTCATCCTCATCATCAATCTTAATATCCTTGAATCTATCTGTAAAGACAGTTATGCCAGAACCTTTTTTAGTTCTCAAATCTTCTGTAGCATATATACGTGCAGGAATCTGAGCTTTCAAAGCTGCCTTTGTACCAGCTTCATCTGCTCCAGTTTGTCCACCACTATATATAGCCTGAATAGTTACTTCAGTGCCAAGTTCATTTCTTAATCTGTAAATAAATTCTTCCATATACTTATCCATTGCAGCTTGTGATATATTCTTAGCACTTAATGTATCATGACCATTACCAGCAATATTAATAGTTACTTCAGGCTTACCCAACCTGCGTATTTCATTAGCTACTCTTAATATATCTTCTTTAGTAACAGTAAGTTTGTTATCTAATAGATTTATATCAGCATACTTTTTCCTGAACTCTCTAATAGCATTAAGAGTAGCTTTTTCACCAGCAGTTGTAAAGTCTACAGCAAATCTCAGAGTAATGTCTGTCTTAGCTACATTAACTCTTGTTCTATCCTTATACTGTGTAGAAGGAACTGTATATATTACAAAAGCACGATTATCTGTTGCTACATTAGATTGTGCATCTTCTGTTAATATCTTGTCTACAGGAGATTCTTTCTTAACTATATTTTCAGTTGGTTTTTGAGAATATTCAAGCACTCCTTTCCTATAGTCAACAACAGACATCCTGGTACTGGGATTAAAGAATCCTCTAAATCCTTCTATTCTCTGTCCTGTAGTAGTATCATAGATGTTAAATTTAGCTGAGTAAGGCTTTTCTCCACGAGCAAGAGCTTCTCTAATCTTAGTACTCAAAGCTTTAGCACTTAACTTACCATATTTAGCAAGAAATTCCTTTTTCAGCACTTTCTCCTTAGCATAGGGATGCATGTATGTATTAACAAACCCAGCAGGTCTTCTCTTTCCAGGAATTATAGTAGGCATGAGCACTCTACTACGTGCATTATTCAGTATGAACTGATTCTGGAAAGATTGTATTTCACTATGGTCTACTGTTACATCAGCTGTCCTTAGTACTGAACTAATCATATCTGCATATATATTGGCAGGCATGAACTTAATTAATGAGCCTGGTACATCCTTTATGCCTGTCTGATGTATAGCAAGTAAGACCAATTCTGTAGCAAGTGGGTCTCCTGCATCAAAGAGCTCTTGCCAGCCCTTAGTAATATCATCAGATTCTATAGCCTCAAGTTTGTTATTAAATGAGACTACACCCCACATATTAGTCTCACTATCATAGATAGCACTGATACTACGTATGAAAGCATTACCACTGTAGTTATTATATAGAGCATACTCTTCTGCATTATCAAACTGTTCACCCATATCTCCACGTCTGATAATATCCTTTATCCTTGCTATCCTTGCACCTACAGCATCTTCGCCTGTAAATAAGGCATCAGTCATCTCACTAACAGGCTTATTTATCTTCATTCCATTAATGGATACTTCACGTGTCATCAGCAGATAGGTAATAAACTCTGATGCATAGTTATCAAGTATTCTTATTACTTCATCCTTACTATAATATGTTCCACTTGATGTGAGCTTACGAGCTAAGTCAGTCAGAGATTCATAGAATGGCTCATTATAAAGTTGTATAAAGTAAGGATGATATATCTTCAACACTTCTTCAAGAGTTTCTCTGTAAGGTTTCACAAAAGAATGCTCCCCAGCATATCCGAGTATCTTGTCAAATCCCTGGATAATACCTTGTTCAAGTGCTCTTTCTTTGAGAGTAAGCATATAAATAATTCTACCAATAGAGCTACCTACAGATTGAGTATCATACTGAACAGCCTGTACTGCACTTGAAAGTCCTTTTGCTACACTCATATAATGCCTGTAATCTCTTAACATAGTAATCTGAAAAGCTCTTGCTTCAGCAGAGAGATTACCTTTGTTAAGTATAAACTTCTTGATAGCATCTTCAAGAGTTTTTGCATCAACTATAGAAGGTACATCATAAGCACTCATATTCTCAACAGCAAATTCTTCCTCAACCATACCATGTATCATATTTACATTAGCATCATCATCCTGGGATACAGCTGTAGCTGATTCATAATATTTCTGTAACTGTAAGAACCTCTGTATAGCAGGTTGCTTTAGGAACAGATGAATAGTCTCTACAGGTACACCAGCCATAACAAGATATTCTATTACAGGTAAGGTTGCTGTAGTAACATCAAGTCTCTTCAAGTCCATAGTCTTGATATTATCTACGGTTAGAGATGCATACTTACTTAGTGTGTTGTTAATAGACTCACCCTTTACATCTGTCTGCTTAGACAGAGATATTTCCCCCTTCTCATTTGTATTGTGAGGAAGCCTTATATAGGTAGCTACTGTCCTGGTCTCTCTGGTATAAGGATTTGAAACTTCTATTTGTGGAGCTACTGACACTTCATGCTCAGATGAAATAATCTTAAATGTTAATGCAAGAGCTACTATACCAATAGATTCCTTACCTTCTATAGCTTCTTCTTCAAATCTAATATTAAAGGTAGGACTTATGAATGAGTCAAACCCATAGGAACTTTCTCTCTGTAAAGCCTGCTTTCTTGCAGCTTCATATTCCCCATCAGTAGTAAAGTTCTCTCTAAAGACACCTTGTGTGAGCAGGTCAAGGTCACTGCGTAACTTACTTAAATTACCAGGACCTACAGGCTCTATAAGATGCTTGAAGTTAGATGGGTCAGTGAGTATAGAAGATATAGTATTTATCATATCATTCTCAATAGACTGCTCCATCCACTCATCAAAACTCATTATAGCCTGTTTATTCTCACTTACAATATTATGAGTTTCTACATCAGCTACATAACTGTCATAAGCAGTCTTTGTACCCTTAATAACATGATGCTCTGTTACTATCCTTCCATCAGCAAGTTGCTTGTTAACTGTATAGTACCTTGGTATGATAAGGTTCATCTTATCAATGTCATAGTCACTGTTAGTCTTAGCAACTACCTCAGTAGGCAGTACAATTACATCTCCATAATGTGCGGGCAAGAATCCTGCAACTTCAATAGCTTCAATAGAAGCAAGTGCTTGTGTTGGAATTCTGTATCCTATAAGTTGAAGCAAGGATGCATCTACATTCTTAGGATTAATCACCCCTTCAAGATAAGAAGGAAGATAAACCTGCATCTTAGTGATAGCACCATTCTCATTCTTATAGGTCTTAAGGAAGTTAGATGTTAAGTATTCCTTATTACCTTCCTTAGTCTTGGTCTTTACAAACTCATCAGGTTCAAAGAGTGTTGATGGCACTTGATAAGGAGCTGAGCCTCTTACTTTCCTGCTGATAGTCATATTCTTAGCAATAGAAGTAAGGAGCTTCTCCATAGTCTTTCTATCAACAATCAACTCTGCTCCATAAGAAGGGCTCAAGTTATTAATAGCCTCTATGATATTCTCAGGCACATCTCTTGCAGCAGCAATATTTATAAGTCTTGTTTTAATACTATCAAGAGATTCTGCATCAATAATATAAACATCATGCTGGCTATCATAGGTAAGTCCAAGTGTATTAACAAGATTCTTTACACCATATTGTAATCTTCTGGTATTAAGCTCATCAAGCTCTCTTAATCTTCTTGCTTGTTTCTCATTAACTGGCTTACCTTCAGAATAGATATAAGAGCGTATAATTTTCATCATCTGAGTACCAAGTACATTCTCATTGTGCCTGTCAAAGCCTGTATCTTGCTGTATACCCCAATGTTCATAGTAAGTATCCTGAAATGACATGTTATCTGCCAGCTCTTCAGGTTTGTCAAATGCAATGTTTAACTGCCTATCACCAGTGTATAGCTTATTGTTAGGATTAGCTATGGAGGTTAATCCCTTATTAGCCGATTGAAATCCTACTATTCCTATACCATTGAGCATTGCAGCGTAGTATACTTTGGCCATGGAAGTCCTTGTAATCTTGCCACTTTTATCCATGAAGGCTGAAGGGAGCATAGGGAAGAATGAGGCTTTATACATTGTCATAGCACTACCACCACCAACTATAGGTCCATAGTACTGTGCCTTAAGTGAGTTAACCTTCAGCTTAATATCCTTTGCTTTTATTTCTTTACCTGCATAATATACTTTACCATACTCATTATGCCCAAATAATCTATAGAAATCATCTTTAGCAAATTTACCTTGCTTAACCAGGTTGCCCAGGTACTGCTGCATCTCATAATGATAGAGCAGCTCATGAGCTTCAGTCCAATCACCTGCACGAAGTAACATCCTTCTCCACTCATCCATAGTAATAAAGCAGAATCCATCTGTTTCAGTAATTTCCTTATAAGGTTTAGGGTCATCTATAACCTCAGCATAAGCATCATACAGGTCTGACTTGACAACAGGGTCTTCTACAACAAGAGTCCTTAGTATTTTACGACCGGTTCTTTCATCATAGAGTAAATGCCCATTATCAGCACCCTGTACTATTGTCTGTGTTACTCTTTCAACAGGAGAATCCTTAGTCTCAGCAAAGCATATTTTCTTAGGAGAAATAGCAGCATTATTACGTTTATACTTCTCAAGCAAGTCTTTACTATACAGCATATCTCCAAGGAAGAGCTTCATCTGCTCTATCTTGGACACCATCTGGTTAACAGTATAATGCATTACTTCAGCATCAAGCTCATCTTTGGTGAGTGCTTTAGTTGAATCAAAGTCAAGTGCAGATGAAGAGTAAAGTGTAGTACCTGTACTATCATCAGATTGTACCAGATTATTATGAAGCAGTAACTTTGTCATAGCATCGCTCTCTGCCTTAATACCTGCAGCTATAGATTGAATGATATTATCAATCATACCTGCCAGTATTGAATTGATAGCTTCTTTACTACCATTATCAATAGCTTCCTTAAGCTCTTTATCAAATTGAGCTCTCTGTTCATCTGTAGCCAGATGCTTCCTTACAAAGTCAATCATTACACCCCTGTAGAGGTTGTTTTTTACCTTTGTGTAATTTTCCCCAGCCTTGCTATGTGCAGCCCTAAGAGCTATTTCATCTCTTAGATACCATACAAATGCATTAATATGTTTGTTAGTACGTACCTCTTCTTTGGTAAAGAACTGCCCAAAGGTAAATATTCTCTTTACAGAGTTATCTGCAGGCTGACTTATAGAGTAAACACCCTTCTTATGATTGTTAAATTCAAGGCGTACTCTATCAGGTTCTTTCATCTTGGTAGCAGGCACTGTATCAGTATATTCGCCAGGATTAAGACCACTAACAAGATGCATCTCTATATTTTCTCCATTGATGAGCTTATCAAGTAATAAAGAATGCTTTGCATATTCTTCACCCAGTTGAGGGTATTTCTGTATCAATAGTCCTCTTATCTCTTCAACACTCTTATTCTCCTTGCGTGCTTCTGCAACAATAGATTTTATGTCTTCCAGCATGAAAGTAGTATATCCATACAGGTTGATAGCATATATGTTTCTACCATTAACATCTCTATAGCTATTCTCAATATCATCTATACCACCAAGAAGTGACATCTCTGCTCTAATGATACTTTGAATAGAATTATCTCCCTTGTTAACATCTGCATAGATATGAGCTTCTGCAGATAATCCCTTATCATCCATGTGCTTTACAACAGCCTCATAAATAGACTGAGCCTTCTTAATGATAGCTTCACGCATCTCTCTGTCTTCAGGCATATCACTAAGGTATACACCTATATCGTTGAGAAAACTTAAGGCATCATCAGCATTAAACTTACCATGACTATACTTGGAAAGTAATGCTTTGGCATTGTACTTAATAACTCCATTATCAATGACAAGGGACTTATTATCTTTAGAGGCAGCATCTTTGCTTGCCCGAGCCATCCATTCAATAAGTACTCTTCTTTCACTGGATAGTCTGTTAGCATTTACAATAGTGTCCTTACCAGCCTCATCAACAAGTATGATGTTACCTGTATGTTTATATTTACAGAATGTTTGTGCAGCAGCAAAGAATGTAGATAGTTGTCTTATTGATATATCTTGATTACCTGCTTCTACAATGTGCTGAGCTTTAATTCTGTTGATAAAATACTTAACCCATGTAAATCCGGGCCTATTGGATAAGGTATTTAGTTTGTTAAGGAATGACCTGACATTTGTCGTGTTAGCCAGGACATTTGACATAATATTAAAAGCCCGCCCATAACCAATAAGTTTTGGTAGCCCAAGCTCATTACGTATGATAGCCCCCTTCTCACTTACTTCAGCAAGAGTAGCTATGAGCATCTTAACAGCACGACTGGCTGTCTTCTTTGAAGATACAGTGAGAGACTTATAGATATAATCTGTGGACTTGCCACTATCTTCAAGCTCTCTATCAACATTCTCAACATTAGTTTCATTTTCACTAGCAGCATCTTCATTCATCTCTGTATCAATAGCAGCTTCTCCAGCAGTACGCTCTCTAATGTTAAGGCTAATACCAAAACGCTTGAGATACAGAGAAAATCTTTCTATAGTATAATTCCAATTATTAAGGTATTCATCAATTACTTTTGCCCTCTCAAGAAACCCTTCTCTCTCTGCAGCATCTGTTGTCTGTTGTGTGATGCGCATAAGATTATCTCTTGTTTTTGTAAGAGCATCCTTGCAATAAGTCATAGCATCTTCAACTACTTCTCCAGATACACCTACCTTAGAGAAGAGCTTTTGAATCACATCTGCTTCTTTACTTGAAGTAAATAAGGCCGCAGAGAAATGATATGCCATGCCTTCCAACAGAGCACCTTCCATAGATGCAGAGTATTTAGTACTCTGTATCTCTCTGTAAGCAGGCTTACTTGAATATATATCACCAGGTGTTACATTCTGAGATTTAAGCTCAACCACACCACTTCTAATAGGCCTCATATCTTTGTAGTACCCACTGAGTATTCTATCATATAGTTCTTTGATAGAAGACTTGTCCATACCAAAGAGCCTTTTGATAAGGTCAAGCAGCTTGGAGAAGAAGCTATGTTTCTTTGGTGAGCGTACCTCAAGCTTACCATCAGAAAGTACATAGTTTCTAAACTCTTCAGCAAGAGCTTCTTCAATTTGACTATCCGTGAATACCTTACCTTTATTTTCTGGTCTTGCTCTAAACTCATTGACAATATCTTTCCATTCTCTATCAGAGAGATACATTCTCTTTACAGCATGGAATGCTTCATGATAGGCTGTACCCACTTCTGCATGCTTATACAAGAAGATACAAGCATCATAGAACATACCCCATGCCTTACCATTGACAAGGCGGTCTACCACCTCAAATGTTATAGAGTTACCAAATTTACTTTGTACCCATGCCCTTGCTTTCTCAATATCTTCTTTCTCATATTCAGATAGCTCACTGGCCAATCTGAAGGGTGCTTCTTCTTCAGGCAGCCTGTTAGTATCAACCCGAGGAGGAGTCTTAGGAGTTTCTTTACTCTCAGTAGGTTTCTGCTCAGGTGTGCCTTGAGATTGCCGCTCTTGTGCACTGGCTAATTTCTTAAGTGCTTCTTCAGCACCTCTAATACCACCTTCAATAGTACCATCATCTACTAATTCAACTTTTTCAAATGCTTCAAGTAATTCTTTAGCTCGTCCAGTTGGCTTTGGGGGTTTAATCTTAACATCTTTTTTAATACCCATAGCTTCACGTAAAGCCTCCAGATTACTCTTCCCCTCTGTACTCTTAGTAGTAGTGCCTTGCTGAGTACTTTTGGCAGTACCAGTATCAAGCTGGAATAATATACTACCATTTACTTTACGTATTCTACCTTTACTGTCTTTTACCTGAACAAAGTTTTGCTTAGCCTGTTTGTTGGCCAGAGCTATCTCTTCCTTAGTAGAAGCTACACGACGTTTATATCCTATTACCTTATTACCTTTCTTGATAGGTTCAAAGTAGTATCTCTTGCCTCTAGGCCCTTTGGTATAATTTACTTTCTTACCCCTGGTAGAAGCTTTACCCTTTGGTGTGGCTTGTTCCTGTGCTTTCGTACCACCAAGAATAGAGTCAAGTGGTGTACCTTCACTCAGGTCTTCTTCATTTGAAGAAGGCCTCTTCTGCTCATAAGCACTACTATCACCTATACGTAAGCTCTGTCCTAATCTTGTTGGTATTTCTGTACTTCCTACAATAGCATCAGTAGTAGTATTCTTCTTTACAAACTCAAATCTATCCTTCTCTTCTTTAGTCTTCAACGTGATGGTATGATTAGCTACATCACGTTTGGCTGACTGCAGGATATTAATAGGCTTGTGCGAGTTAACAAGTGTAGTACTTATCTGTATCATCCTGTTAGCCAGAGCTTCCTTAAGAGCTTTTCTTGTATCTTCATTTAACCTACCATCAGCATCACGAAGCTCATAGAAGTTACCACCTATGTTTACCAGATTGGATAGTCCAAGAGGTAATGATTCATCAGATAAAGCTCCTACAAAGTAAATTCTATCTTCATTATTTGTTCTGGGTACAAACCTATCTATGATTTCAGTAAGTTTACTACGTACTTCTAATACTACAGCTTGCTTCTCTTCATCTGTTTTAGAATTATTGTACTTATCTGAATAAGAGCTTATCATATCACTCATCTCAGAACGCATCTTATTATAAGCAGCATCACTGAGATTACTTCTTGTAGGTGTATATACAAGACTTGCTATAGCTTCAAACAGAGGAACTTTTGCTTTAGCACCCTGAGAGATTTTCTTAACAGCCTCGCTCATAGCAGCCTCAAGTTCAGCTTCTTCGGGGCTCTTCTGTGTTATAGCTGTACTCTCTGCTTCAGAGTCACCCTCCAACTTAGAAGCTATAAGATTACCTGCATCATCAATACCTTCTTCAGCAATGTATTCAGCAATTTCGAGTATAGAATTTACTTCATCTTCAGTAAGTGTCCTTGGCTGAAGCTGTATCACATTATTATTTTCATCCACCACAAATACAAATCCATTAGGTGCAGCATAACGTGTATTACCAGCTTCAACAAATCCCTTAGTAACTACTGTAACCTTATGTGTAGCCTTAGACATGTTGGATAATACCTCACCGGTAGGTCTATTCTCACCACCTACTTCCTTGCCCTGGAACTTTGCAGTTATGGGAAGTATATCTCCATCCTTTATCTTATTGTAGAATCTCTCATAGTTATTTATTTCTTCCTGAAGAGCTTTCTTATCAGCTATAGGTAGTGTGAGTTGTCTGTTATTCTTATCTACAATAACATACAAGTCAATAGTCTTGCTGGAGTCTTCAGGATGTTCTACTGATACAGTCTCTATAGCATGTTGAGGCAGCCTTATGGATGTATAAATACCATTTTCAAGAGCTTCAGACTCAGGTATTTTCTTACCATCCATATCTACATAGTCACCATCTATATCTACAATAAAAGCAAACTTACCTACACCTTCAAATGTACCAGGTGCTCCTACTTGTTCAGCAGTTAGCTCTCTTACCTTAACCTTGAATCTTCCACTAAGGATATTATTACGTGAGTTAAAATGGTCATACCTGATATTAGCCTTCTGTTGAGGTGTAGAAGCACTATCAATAGCCTTCTTTACATCTGCAGCAGTTGCAGGAATGCCATCACCTTTATCAGTCTGCTCTCTCAGATAATAAGCATCTGTAGTTACAAATAGTATTCCAGGTCTAAAGTAAGGTATTCTAAAAGATACTCTATTGTACTTTCTTGTACTTGTTATAGGAGCTACGTCAGATAGACTACCCGCATCACCTGTACCATTGACATCTTCAGGATTTAACCTATTATCATCGGTAACTTTCTTAACTTGTAGCTCATACAGTGGTGTATATCTCTCAATAAAATCCTTATCTATATCATAAGTACCTTTATTAATACTAAACTCACCACTCGCTGCATTACGCCCATATAAAGTGTATGCTTTATCCCCTGTCTTCTCTGCAACAAGAACTTCTTTACTAGTATTATCAACAAAAGCCATCCTGCCATTCGCAAGGTCTGTAGCTTCCTTAAGAGTGGCAATTCTTGACTCTGTAGCTCTGTTGCTAAGATGGTCAAATAACTTATCTAATCTCTTCTGAAAAGCTTCAGGATTGTCATGTATAGCTTTAACATTGTTCATATAATTGTTAAGTGCCATGAGCTTGGCATTCTGGGCTCTACTTATATCAGTAACAAGCTTGAATATATCCTCAGAAAGATGAGGAGCTTCTTTCATCCTGGCAGCTACATTAGCATTAAGCTGCTCCTGAGCATCATGCAGAGCAACTAATCTATTGATGTACTCCTCTTTAGATAATCCATATACAGGACCAAGAGTAGCAAGTTTATTTGTCTGTACTTCTGCAATCTTCTCTACAAGAGCATTCTGTTGCTTTACAAGTGCATCAAGTTCTTCCTTAGCTTTAACATATCTGGCACTTTCTTCTTCAAGAGCTTTAAGTTCATCTGCTATCCAATCATAGTTATTACCAAGAAGTTCACTAAGTCTATCCTGAGTAGTTTTAAGTACCTTATCATAAATCTCAAGTTGCTTGTCAAGCTCTGCATTCTTAGCAGTCCTTTCTTCTTCAGCTATTTCTTTATTCTCATTAAGAGCTGCTTTTTCTTTTAATATTTCTTCTCTCCTGGTATTTGTCTTCTCAAGTATAAAGGTATGTATTAATCCAAGACCAGCTCTACGTGTAGGCTCTTCCTGAATAGAAGCTCTTGCTCTTTCAATGAGAGCTCTAGGATTTGCTTTAGCTATAGCTTCAAGCTCTGGCCTTGCATTCTCACCCTCAAAGGCTACAATACCATCAATTATCTTCTTGCTAAGCTCATTCAGTTTAGACATGTCAGCACGTGTGGTAGCATCTGTAATATCCAGACCAAGCTTAGCTCTTTCTTCAAGTAGTGCAGCAAGCTTTTCACTATCTACAACACCAAGCCCCTGAAGGTCAGCAGACATATTCTTTATTCTACTGTCAAGGTCCTCAGCATAGGCAAGGTCATGAATGAGCATCACTCTATCTTCAGCGCTGGTATATTTACCAAATTGTGTTTCTACTCCTTCCTTAATCTTAGCAATAGTGTCTATCTGAGCTTGTAGCTTATCAAGTCTCTGATTGTATATCTGCTTAACTTCATCAGGGTCTGTATTCTCATAAGGATTAATCCACTTTTCCTGAGGAAGAGGATTGCCTTGCGCATCCTTGGTTATAGTAAGCATCTTAACAATATCATCACCACTCAGCTCACGTGCTTGTGCAATCTTATCTTTTAATATGTCAATCCTGCCAAGCTCATGCAGTGCTATTACGAGCTCTGTAAGCTGCCTTGAGTTAGCTGATTCATATGAAAATACATCATCATTCTCTAAAGCTTTGGACTTGTCTTGTTCATAACTACGTATTGCTGTAATACCTTTAATAAGAGGTTCATAAGTTTTGTACATCTTATTAAAGGAGTTAACAGCAGCCTGTACAGCAGCTCTACCTTCTTTTAGCTCCTTGATGCTTTCTATCATAGGAGACATAAACTTAGGAGCTCCTTTAGCTCCAAAGGTAGGCATGGGTACCATAGAGGTGATAAACCCAGCGAGGAAGTTCTCCCAGCCTTCCTGAGTACCATAGGCTTTAGATAACCCCTCAACTGTAGCTTTAAATCCATCTATTAACCACCTTTGAGTGTTAGGGTCATTCCTTCTTGCTACATAATCTTCTGAACCTTTCTGTATAGCAAACTGAAGCTGCTCTTCCTGACCTTCAAAATATGGCCTTTCAAGTACCTTACCTGTAACAAGAGCAGTACGTGCAGCCTTTTGCCAGAATCCCTTAGGTGCCTGGATAACCATCTTACCTGTCTCATCAAGGGCTACTTTATCTTGCAGCAGGTTAAAAGCTCTTTTCTCAAATTTATATCCTCTGCCAAGAACTTTACCAAACTGTATAAGCTCACCAGCAGTAAGTAGTGGCATGTTTAAAGCAAAGGCAATATTACCTGCAGAAGCAGCCTGCTTTTTAAACTCTTGCTTTCTCTCTTCAGGAATATCATTTTCAGTGATGAGCCTATAAGGATTTTGCTGTTGCATCTTTATCAGCTCATCTCTTATTAAGTTTTGATATGTTTCATCCCGTGTATTAATGCTTTCAAACCTTGCTTCACCTTGAGCACCCCAAGCTGCAGATGTGACTGTCTGAAGTCCACTCTTTATCTTGAGTATTTTAGTATTCTTGATAACCTCATTAGATAAGTTAGCAAGGTCAAGATTATTTGTATAGAGTGCTTTCAGTACATCATCTGATGATTGAAGTATAGTACCATCAAGAGCCTTAATGCCTTTAACAGCATCATCACCATAAGCACCAAGAGCTCTCATTATCTGACCTTCCAGCTTGGATGCACCAAATATCCTGGAGAAGGCAAGTTCATTACCTACCATAGCAGCACCAAGCATACCAAGTGCAAAACCTGTATTCTTAATGATAGTATCAGCCCAGAAGTTAGCAGTGCCTAACTTTTGCAGTAGATTCATATTCTCTTCTGCATGTGTTCTATAGTTAGGAAGCCACTCCTCTGATTTAGCGAGAAGGTCATTAACAGCTCTACTATAAGGATTATCTGTAAAGCTACCACCACCAATCATATTGACAAGTCCTACTGCAGTGCCAATAAAAGCATCACTAAAAGTAGCTGCAGCTGTAATACCCATCTTACCAATACCATTAAGTACTTTACTTGATGTTGGTTGGTAGATACCAAGTTGTTCTTGAAAATCATAGGGAGATACAAGTCCTGGTATATACCTTTTTAGTTGCTCATAGGTATAACCTATCTGGCCGGGTGTACTTAGTAGGGGTTGGTTGGCAGCTTCTTCAGGTGTAATAGAAGTGGGGTTGGCATAATTTTCAGTTAAAATATTCTTGTCAATAGAAAATTTTCTCATAGTAGAATTATTTTGTATTAAATGCATTTACTACTTCAACACCTTTAATCTTTCTGAATAAAGTCTCTGCATTATCATCAGCATCAAGCTGAACACCTGTCTGTGCAAGTAATATGTTAAGAGCATTCTTTGAGTGTTCATCACCAAAGAGAGCATTTACACTTAAATACTTAGCTTGTGGGTCTTGTGCATTTGTTTTTAACTGCTCATATGCACGGTTTGCAAGATATATTGTACTAGCTTCATCTCCAAGCATTTTAGCTGCTATACCATTAACAGCTGCATCTGGAGTTCTTAGCAAGTAAGTATTGTTATCTGTCTTAGCATAATAGATTATGCCTGTTGAGTAGTCTCCAGTAAATCCTACTATACGTGCCTTACCTAAATCTTCAGCAGTTGGCTTATCTTTAGTACCCAGTACAAGCAGCTTTTCTCTATTCTTAGGATTCATAAGCTTTTCTGAATCTTTATCAGCAGTACCAACTATTTCCACCTTGTGAGTATCTATTGAATTTCTGACATAAGTGTTAATAATGTTATTTGCATTATCTGATATGGCAGGATGTAACATATATACCTGGAAATTCATAGGACGCTTGAAAAACTGTGCTTTTTGTGTAAGTGCATCCCTTACTTTCTTTACTGCATTATCTAAGCTTCGTACTGTTAAGTTTTTCTTATCAACCTCAGTAGTAGGCATATCTGTTACATCTATCATACTTTGTTGACCTTCATTATAAGGCCCAACTTGAGGCACTGCTGAATAATGCAAATTACGTAGTGTTTTGTCAGTATCTATATTACCTTTATCATCATAGGCAATGAATGGTTTAACATCAGCATCATCTTTAAGGTCTGCAAGAGTAAGGTTAATGACATGACGTGCAGCTTCCTTAGTTTCTACATCATCACCTTCCATTACTTTAATCATATCTTTCAAGCTAGTCGCCTTAGACAATGAAGAAAGAGGATAGTTCAAAACTGCTGTTGGCCCTGGTACAAGAGGTGGACTATTTGGTTCATTAGAAGAACCAAATCCACTGGGTATAGTAAGTACCTGTCTATCTGTAGCTGTCCATACCCTGTTCATTGCTTTAACAGCAACTTCTTTAGATATCCTATCATCCGCAGCATCTGCAGCTTCATCATCTGAAGCATCAGGATGTAACTCCTTATATTCTTTCATGTACCAACGCTTTTGCTGGTCATAATGCTCAGGGGCTGTTGCTTTATATTCTTTTATCATACCCTCCAACTTCTTAGCTACCTGTGAAGTGAATATACCAGATGTCTTGACTATACTTACCCACGGTACTCCAGCCATAATTTGTTTTTGTATCTCCTGAGGAGTTGGTAGAGGACCATCAAAACTTTCAGTCTTTAACACATCATCCACAATCTGAGTTTGCCTGGCAGCCCAGTCATTAGCTTTTTCAATATGAGGAGTTAACTCTTCAAATGATTTTATCCTGCCTGTGTTTGGGTCAGCAATAGGTATATCTTTAATAGACTTAAAGACTAAATATCCTTGCTGTGCCAGAGATTGCTCTGTCTCAAGTTGCTTAGCTTTATATCTGTTAGCCATCCAGAAAGGACTATTCCATGCATTACCTACTAACTTAACAAGGTCAGTGTAAGCAGCTGAAGGGTCATTAGCATGCTTCTCCATGATGGCATTGTATTGCTGATTAATATCATCAATAGCTTTTTGCCTTACTGCTTCATCTAATTGCGACACTGCTACTTCCTGAGCTTGCTTAGCTTTCATCTCAGCAATAGCCTGATTTATTCTATCAGCACGTTCCTGATTGTAAGCTATAGCTTCAGTAATCTTATCACCAAAAGCAGGGTTATAGAGCGCAGGCACTTCTACACCTACATCTGCAGAAGCTTGATTTGAATACCCCCGACTAAGTAAGTATGGATTATATCCTCTCATATGTTATAGTATATTAATTGCCTTTATACTTTCTATAGTACACAGGTCTATGGAACATTCTATACAAGAGTCCCTTACCAGCATCTTGCTCAGCCATATAATAGTCTGGTGCCCTCATGTTAGCAGCAATAATATCATTCTCCATAAGAGCCAAATCTTGAGCTCTCTGCATCCAGGGTTGAGCAGCTTTACTATATAAGCCATACTTCTGCTCAAGTGCTTGCTTTTTCAACATCTCATTGTATAAATCTGTCTGTGCAGCAAGCTGTGTATTGAACTGAGCTGCAGCATTTCTTGCCTGGGCATTAAACATTCCTTCCTGAGTAGCTGCTTGTGTTAATCCACTAATAGTAGCTCTACGTGCAGCTTCATTAGCTGCTATAGTTGCAGCTGTCTGAAGAGCCGGGTCAAGTCCTGCATAAGCGAGTTGTGCTGTTCTTGCTGCATCATTACCTGAGCTAATAATATCTCTCTTAAGATTGCCAAGGTTTACTTCAGCAGGAGCATATCTTCTGTAAGGTATCCTGCCAGCCCTTCTCACAGAGGGAGAGGCAAGTGCTAATCCAAGGTTTAATGCTGAAGCTGCTATAGTAGGCCAAGGATTAGTCCATGCATGAGCTATATCAGTAGGAATTGTAGAGCTTGTAGATGCATCTTCAGGCTCAAGCTTGGGTATTTTACCTCCTTTACTATAAAATGGTATAGGATAATTACTCAATATCCTGTCAGTTTCAATATAATTTCTTGCCTTATTGGCTTCATAAGCAGCACGTGTTCTACTTTCCAGGTCTCTCAGCAAATCATATCCTTCACCTGTAGCCTCTACATATTTTCTTAAAGTAGCAAGGTTCTGTGGAAATGACATTACATATCTTAATGTATTTGTGTAAGTACCTTTATCATCAGGACCATAAGTAACATTACCAGCTTCATCAACATTCATATTATTACGAGCAAGATATTTATCAATAGCACGGCGCTTCTCTGGAGAAGCAACATACTCTATAGGGAGCATGCCTGCTGTTACCATTTCGTACAGAGCATTAGCATATTCTTGTGTTGCAACAGGAGCTTGCCTTACAGTTGTAATAGCTTTACCTGTATTTGGGTCAATACCTATTAGGTCTAATCCAGAAGTAGGGGCTTGCATATATGGTTGAGAGGCTCGTTGTTCAGTAAATAGCACATTAGTAGTACCTTCACGTATTGGAAGAGACATATGTGTATCACTATCTTGAGTGCCAACTATACTACCTAACATCCTGGCGTATTCTTCTTTTTCATTCTCAGGCATTCTCTCAAGATTAGGACCATATAGCTTAACTAAGTCTGTATATTTAGGAAGTTTACCAGGCTCTTCCTTTCTACCTACTGTAGCTATCTTACCACCGTCAGCAAGATGTTGCATAATACCACTAGCCTGTATTGGGCCTCCTAACTCATGTTTCCACTTGGCTGCATTACGTGCAAAGTTAGCCTTCTTCACCATGGCTGAGGAATATTTATCTTTATTAGCAAGTACATGCCTTGCAAAAGCCTGCACACCCATGCCAGCTCTTTTCGCTGCAGCAGTGAATGTACCTCTACGTGAAGGCTTAATATAAATACCAGTTTTACCCCAGGGTATATATCCATGCTTGATAGCATCTTCTTCTGTATCAAACTCAGTTAAGTCTCCACCAAGAGCCATGATAGGATTATACATAGGAGCTGCCTGTGTTTGTATTCTCTTATCAATCATAGACATTCTATTTTGAATTTCTTGATTCTTAGCTTGCTCTTCAGTAATTGCTTTATTTGCAGAACCCTGTACATCTGCAGTTATACCACCAAGTCCACCACTAATAAGAGTAGGAGCAATAAGCTGCCCTCCAGGTACAAACATTGCAGCTACACCACCAAGAGTAGCTAATCCACCAAGTATACCTGCTTTATGGTCTTTAAACCACCCACCCAGGTCATATTGTTCAGGCATAGCACCCTGTATTTGAGTAGCTGCTATATCTTCTTGAGGAGGCTGCTGTACAGCTTGATTGGCTGTATTACCTTGATAATCATTAATAAGAGTAGTATTACCCTTGACTGTTTCTTGTATCAAAGCAAGCTCATCAAGTTGTCTCTGCATAGCTGCAGAGTCAATGGCATTAAATCTTTCCTGGTTCTTGCCAAGTCTGAGTTTATATTTACTCTTTATGCTATTAGCAATATCTGCAAAGCTCTTATTAGTACCGGGCATTTTGAGCTTATCAGAGAATACATAGGTAGAACCATCAGGTTTCTTATATCCTACTTCAGGTTGTTCAACCTGTGCAGCCACGGAATTATTTGTTACAGCAGCGGGATTACCATATGAATCAACAGGTATTCCTCCATCAGGACCATCATGTGTCTGACCTTTATATTGAATAAGTTTTGGAGTAGCCATAATATGAAAGTTTTGTCAAAATTAATAAAATTTTTCCTTATTGCCTTCTTAATGTTACTAATGATTGTATATCATTACACTTAATAGACCATCCAACATCTGGAGGAGTAAATTCAAGATGCATCCTGGCATAGCTATCTTTAATACTTGGAGAGTCTGTAGTTGCATCTCTGAACATATTAAATCTCCATAGTTTAAATCTCTTGATAATATTGTTCTCAGGCACAAATGTTATTGTACCTGTATTCTGATAGGAGTTAGTCACATTCATAGTAGTCCATGTCATATTATGATATGGAACAGAGCTGCCATTAAGTACTTCAGTAGAGAACTCTGTGACATCCATTCTAAATGAGTTGGTGTTAGCAGGACATATTATTATGTCAAGTGTTGCAGGTCTGATATAATCATAGAAACTATGGTAGTTGCCTGTATTCCAGGATATCAACCCAATCTGCTTATTAGGAGCACCAGAGCGTCCATTACACATATTATATTGAATTGTGGATAACAATTTTTCCTGATGTTGTATGAACAAGGTACTTGTGTACATAGTTAAGAATCCTGAGAAAGCCTTTATATACTCAGAGAATACTAAAGATTTTGCAGTAGTTGGAGTGATTACGTTATTATCAAATATATATACTTCCTTAAGCTTCTTATCATATGCTAACATGGTATAATCTGGATTTATAACTTCAAACCAGCTCTGCATACCCAGAGATTTAGACAGTGATAATACTCCTGTATCTCCAGCAAGTGTTAACAACTCTTTTGTTCTTATATCTATCCAGTATATAGCATTATCCGTAGCTATTGCCTGATAAGGGTGTTTGCATCCATACTCTGTAGTTATATAGTTTATCCATTGTAATGGTTGTGCAACACCTATTGTTACAGACCCAAATGTTGAATCCTGAGATACCATTTGCCTATCATCAACAGCACCTGTTGCTACAGCACTGGTCTGAAAGATTATTAATCTTCCCTTGAATATCAACATAGCATTAATAGCACCATATATAGAATCAAGGTCCTTGTAATTACCTGGTCTAAAGTTACACCATGAATCCTTTAGTTCTCCCGCAACCTTCTTAAGTGAGAACTTAATCCTTGAATCATATTTATAGTTCTTACTAATATCTCGCTGTGGGAAGAAATAAGGATAAGAAGGCATCTGAGAGAATACTGTGTTATATACATAGTAATCTCTATTCTGTGTGTAGATTAAATCACCACCAGCATCCTGAGCTCCTGCCTTTTCTTTCGCTGCATAAGCAAGTGGGTCTGTTGACCTTGTAAATATATCTCCTGAGGTAAGAGCCAGATTTATTTTGCTATATGTAGGAAACAGATGAATATACATGATTCTGTTGCTTACAGACAAACTGGTATCATATGAACCATTTAAATAGTCAAACATACCAACAAAAGTGTCTCCATTTATACTTATAAATCCAGACTGTGTATAAGCACTTGTAGTATTATATTGTGGAGCCGGGTTTGCTATACCCCAGAAAGCATAATTTATAGCAATGCCTGTGAAAGGTACAGGAGTATATATATTAAACTGACGTGCTGTATAAGAGTTACCACCATATTGATTAGTCAGCGGTCTTCTGTAAGAGCAAAATAAAACATTTGTATAGTTATTAATAGCATTACATAATGTTCTAAGAGCACTGTCATCACTTGATGATAAAGCAGCAGCTATACCACTACCTGCAAGAGTTCTTGCATAGCCTGCATCCATCACACCAAGATTAGTAATACCACTGCCTACATTATATGATGTATAATCACCAGGCTCAGGTTGAGTCATAAAGGTAAGTGCAGTAGGAGTTATATCAATACGATAAGATTGGCTAAGTATACTTGTAGCACCATTTCGTATTAAGTAACCACGTAGTGTAGAATCGTAAGTGATTGTATAGTACTGATGTCCACTAAAATATGATTTAAATCTAAAGAAGTCTCCATTAGCTGGAGTGAATGCTCCATATACTATCTCCGGAGCAACAAACTTAACAACAGATGTATTTACATTGGTAGGCATTGTAATCGTAGGTGTAATCTGTACCTTATTAGCTGCACCTGGTATATCACTTCTTATTAGTGTAGGATACATAGCACCCATAGCAAGTACTGTAGAATTCTGTATATCTCTCTTTACCATAACAACCTGCGCTGCAGAACCTCCCAGTGGTAAGTTTCTGAGAAATACAGCCATAGATACTACCTTAGCATAGATAATACCATTACTTACTGTAAATAGTGGGCCTATTTGTGATTCTTCAGGTATTCTTATATCACAAATCCACTTGACAGGAGATGGTCTGTTATTTCTGTATATTACCAATCCAAGCCTGTATATCTCTCCTGGTTGAAATGACCTGTAAGACTGCCAGAGCGGATTAGCATAGCTTTGTCTGAATGATGTGCTCGAATCTATAGGAGATGTCACCTTAGATGTGCTATCATAATTACCTATAGGTTTAGAGTTAACATCTATGCTAATTTTAACGTTGGGCCCTTCAGCCCCAAAGGTAGTACCATCCATTTGAAACTGAGACCATGTAGCATCTATATCATCTCTGGTAATATTATTAAATGTATTTACACAATCAAAGTCTGCAGGTATTTGTGATAGAGATGTGTAAGTAGCATATAAGATATAATTTGTATGGTTTCTGTCAAATGGAGTACCTGAAGAGTTCTTATAATGGTAATAAGAACCACCTACATGCCCTGTAATTAGTTCATTTCCATCGGAACTCCATAAGTATAGATATTGAAGATGGTCAAAACTATATGCTCTTGCATCAAAATCAAATGATGGTTCAGATTCATTAGTTATATTAGCAGCAAAGAGAATATTATCCTTTACCTTCAAAGTACCACAAGTAAACGAAGAATCTGCTAATATCATAAATTCTTCAGTACTGTATGTGCCAAAACTCTGTCCTGTATCTCTAAATGTAAGTACCAAATCACTATTAGGTGATATAGCTCTATCTTCAACTATACGAATAGTAGGAGCTTCTTCTTGCCTTTCATATTGAATAGCTACAAGCTCAATCCTGTTGAATTGCATACTATAAAGATACACTTTAACTACTGTACCTTTAGCTGTATATGTATCTACATCTGAGCCTGTATAGTAACTTTCTGTATTAGTATCAGGACTTGCTGTGATATGTACACTATTTCCTACGGGAGAAAATGCAGTTTGCTGACCATGCTCTACATACAGTCTATATGCATACTGTATCATGCAGGTCTTAAGATTACCTGTGGTTATGCCTGTTATATAAGGGGGGTCCATAGGGGCAGCAGGTAAGATATTAAAATCATCAGGCATCTTTCCTGAGTTATTTGCTGCTACATTAATCATCCTCAATGGATTACTTCCATCAGACCAATATATCTTCTGTATATTCTCGGATTCATAAATTCCAACAGCACTAATATATCCACTACCTCCAAACAGGTCAAGATAAGAATATATAGTAGTGAACTGATAATTAGACATATTTACTTTGACTATATATCCAATATCATCACTTTCATAGAATAAATACAGATTATCACGTATAGAACAATAACCATATAGCTGACCATAGAAGGATGTGACAATCTGATTACCTTTAGCAGAAACAAGTGATATTGTACCCCCTTCTTTATCAGTCAACACACGAAGATTTAAGGCATCAAAATACTTATCATTCGGAAACTTATTAAATGATAAGTCTTTAGTCATTCCACCACTGAAAGTATTAACAACAGGAGTACTCATATTAGATACGTCTTAATAACTGTGGGTCACCCATGTATTTAAATGAACCTCTATGTTCTGTATTAGTATTAATTAGCCTGTAAGACCTGTTCTTTAAAGCTTCCATCTTATCAATAGATGGCATAAGTCCTTTAGTTCTTGCAGCACCTATAGAGAAAGTATACTGCTGTTTAATCAGCATATATTTCCTCTCTGAAATTTCATCTCTTAGCATAGCTCTGAATGCCATCCTCTCACCTATATAGTCTGTAACAGCACGTATATACTGTGGGTCTTCAGGTACAAGAGGCAGTCCATTTGCATCGGCAGGAAATGCCTTATATTGCATCTCTATCTTGCCCTCTTTAAATCCTGTGTATATATAATCTCCAGTTATCTTATAAGAGTTAGTTTCATTGGATGATGCATTTACAAGATTAATAAGTACTACATCATCTTCAACACCATTTTCATCCTTGTGTATACCAAGACGCTCTGAATATACAACAGTCCCAGCAGACTCATTAGCATCAAGTAAGTTAGCTGTGTTGGTCATATATACAAGAGGCTCTTTAGAATAGTAATCCCTGACTGCTCCTTCTCCCGCAAGTTCATAAAAGTTAGCAGGCAATACCCCCCTGTAGTTTTCTATCTCAATGAGAGCAGCATCATCATATAAGCTGTCAGGTAGTCCAATTAACCCGACAATAGTCCATATCCACTCAACTACATCCTGTATTTGTGGTTGAAACCCAAAGTCCCTTGATACATTCTCAAGTATTCTACTTACTTCTACATACTTGCCATTTAACATACTCTTTATTTTTTAGTGCTCTTCTCCAGAGCATTGACAATAGGACTATTAAATACAGATTTCATACTGTCTATATTTATCTCTTCAAGAGATTTAAGCCCATCAACCTTACTTGATGGGTCTTCTTTTGAGAAAAACCTCTTGGTATTGCTACGCATCTTCTTATCATCCCACTCTGAGACAGTAACAAGATAGCCATTCTCTATACTTTCAATGGTTATATCAGCAACCTTATCTCCTTTTCTTACCGAGTATGACACTCTAGTATCTTCACTTGACACTCGTTTTACTTTATCTGATTTCATAATATTTAAGCATTACAGATGGTTTAGACTTTATTATTTTAGCTAAATTTCTTTTGTGCCTTCTCATGGGTAAGAATGAGTATGCCAGCTTATTTCTAAGAAAAGCATGACCCTTTACCCATCTTATAGCACATACATAACTGTCAGTATGTTCATTAAGCAAATATACAACTTTTTTGTGTTTTATCTTCTTAATCTCTTCCAAACTTTTGCCTGGATATTGCTTACCCCATAATTCCCAGGTTTTCTTCCAATCTACCAGTAGCCTCTCCTTCATCACATTGCCCTGGTCATCAAGTTTAATATTGAACTTATTCTTAGTTACACATATCATACCCATACCTGTTGGTATGTGAAATATGCCCCCTTCATGAAGTATATAATCCATCTTCTTTGCGAAAAAATCAAATAGTATCTTACCATACAAGGACACTGATACAGGATTGTTAGTTACCTCCTTGTAATACTTATACAGGTCTTTAATCTTTATCTCAGGAGCATAGTTAAACTTAGGCATAACTACTGCTGTTTAATAGTTCTTATACCAGCATCACTAAGGTCATTAGATGCATTAGCTATCTTATCTTCAGGTTGAGCATAAGTAGCTTTAAACTCTTTAGACATGAGTATAGTATAAATATCATCTACCATAGCTTGACTGATAGGATAATCATCATCATCTGTGTAAGTAGGGTCAGCAATCAGAGCAGCTTCTACAGGATTCTGAAATACTCCACGTACTTCTATGGCTGTGATTGAGCCAAGGTTGGAAGGATTACCTGACTTTAGATATATTCTTCTATCTAAGTAAGTAGCATACACAAATTGCCTGTTGAAAGCTCCATAACCCGCAGTAAGCCACTGCCCATAAGGTAATATAAGATATCCAAGTGAGCTTCTTTCTGGCCCTATTCTTGTAAATACACCAGCAGTACCTTGCTTCTCTATAACCTGTGGTATATTACGTACTGTCCTGTAGAGATAAATATCAGGGTCTATGGTACTAAGAGTAAGTCCAGCAAAGCTCACCTGACTACTACTTACTCTTTCCAGAGTAGATGGTATTGACTGTACAAATACCTCATCTATCTGAAACATACCAAGCTTGTCAACTTTTTGTTTGATAAGCTTAGCTCTTACTTCCTGCACCCAGTATTTAACAAGTCTTATATCCGGAGAGTCTGTATCTTTAAACTTAGCTCTATATAACTCCCTGAATCCATATGCTATTTCATTGAGTGAAATGTTAGTCTTCATAGTATTGATATTACAAGTAACACAAATAATCCTGCTGAGGTAAGCTTATATATTGTAACCCTGGACTTATATTGCTTTATTTGCATAAGGCTGTCTCTTATTAATGTATTAATTGCGACATTCATAGTGTCAACTTGGTTTGAGAGTTCTATATTCTTTGCAGCAGTAAGAGCCTGTAACTTTGTGCAATCATTAAGCAGACTATCATACAGCATAACCTGCTGATTTAGTAATACCTCTCTCTGCAGGCAATAATCCTTACGATGTAAATCTGCATTTATCTGCACAATGGTCTGCCCATCAAAACAAT